GGCACAGACTTGATCTCCCTAAGTATCTTAGGCATTTCCTCACGAAGAGCCTTTTGTACCTCTTCTCGGATCATTTTTCTAAATAACTGCGACTTTGTCATATTCTATAAATACTATTTTTTTACGTTTTGTAGATCAGAATTTAGCTTTTGTTTGCTCTGATTCATTATTTTTCTTACTTTCTTTCTCATTTTCCTTCCACCTTTCTGTTTATTGAAGAACGCGTTGATTCCGAGTCCTTTATTATCGTCTTCGTTGTCTGGAGCATCTATCTCGGAATCAGGACTATCTATAGGAATATCGTCCATAGTTATAGTATTATCTTGAAGAGCATTCATAGATTCGTTTACTATATCTGTCTCTTGATTAGTTAATGCGCTTAAAGATGATTTTATTAATCCTTTTTGTGCTAATAACAATTTTACTTCGTTTTGTATCACACTATCGTCTGACGCAAATGTGTAATCGGTTTTTACTACTTCTATATTAGCAGAATTTATAGCGATACCGTATCTTCTTGGTATAGTTGTTTTTAGTACTTGCTTATCTGTAACTTCTTCAGTCAGTATTTGAATCGTATACCCATAGTAGGTGTTATTCGTGTTTGATTTCTTTGCTTGATAATTCTGAGCAAAATCTTTTAGGCTTTGATTTGCCTGTTTTATGTTATTTAGGTTATTTTCAAGGTTTGATATGGCTTGTGAGTTTGCATCATTTCCTCTAGTGCAAGATTTTAAATTAACAAGTACTTGATCTAAATTTGCGGTTATTTGATCTATCGCTGAAGCCACTCCTTGTATAAGACCTATGATTATCGCTATAAAAAGATTGATCTCATTTAGAAGATTTATGGTATCCTTAGTATACTCATCTAGCTTATTCGTAGTATTAGCAAACGTAGTAGTGACCCCAGAAGTGGTATACATGTTTGGTAATGGCATGACCTTGAAGAAATTAACGATAACTTTAAAAATTTTGACTAATACAAGACAGATTTTGATTAATTGTTGAAGATATCTTATGTAATTGACAATAAAACTGAGGATCTGATCTATTTGTCTTGTCGTATTCTCAATCGAAGCTATAGTTCTTGTGAGTGAATTTATATTAATATTATTAACCCCAAGTTTATCGATAGCCGCAAACGTAGAAGCAGGTAACGCACTCTCTGCAAACGTAACTAAACTAGCAGGAGACGAGAGACCTTGCAATAATACGCAAACTTGTCTAAGAAGAGTAACTTTTTTTAGAATACTGTTTATCGTGTTCTTATCGGTGTTTGATATTGTTCCTATATTAGAATATTTTTTGAGAGTATCAGTTACAAAATTATTGAACTGATCTACTTGAGGATACATTTTTCTTACGTCAGAAGATCCCAGATAATTATCACTTCCAAGTCTTGTTAGATTCGGATTTATTTCTGATAAAAGACTGATGATCGCTGTACTTGGATCACTTGTAGTCGCATATAAACTTTCAAAGATATCTATAGAGGTTTGTATATCGTAAGCTACTTTCTGTATCTTCCACTTAGGATCATTCGGCGGAGGATTTTCATGAGGATCAAAACCTTTTCCACTCATATTTTTAGAAAGATTACTCAGCGTATGGATGATAGAACATAGATCTAGAGAAGCAAGAAGAGCTGATAGATACGCTATTCCGTAGTCTAAAGGATTTGAAGCTTTTGATCCTTTCTTTGTGGTATTCTTACCAAAAAATAATTCTGGGAATCTATTAAAATAGCTTTTTATGGATCTTTTCAGTGATTTTACGACAGCAGCAAGACCAGTAGCAGCGGTAGGACCCACTTGTTGATCCATCGCTTTAGAAGTTATCTCAAATTGATTTAGAGCCTGTCTTATTTTTTCAAGCTGTTGAGATAGATTTGCTACTGTTTGTTGTTGAGACATTATGTGGTATATGTTATATCAGAAAGAACAGTGTTCAATCTAGCTGTAAATGTATCTGTTGCCATTTTAAGACTCATTCCAACTTCATTTAACATTGCCATAGATAGTGCAGTTGTCGGTCTTGTTGTTCCGTCTACTTTAGATAGAGCATCGGCCAGTAATGATATGGCGCTGTTAAATTCTGATAGAATAGAAACCATAGTATTTCCAAGTACGACCTGTTCCCCCAAAGTCTGAGCATTGAGTCCAAGTTCTATGTAAGGAGCATCTATCTTTACTCCTTCTTTTGAATCTAAGTTTATAGTTCCAACGGAAGATAGACCTATCGTGGCTTTACCAAAAAGATAAATTCCGTCCTTTCTTGAATGGAATACCAACCTCTCTGATGTCACAATGACCTGGTTGCCCTTATATGGAAATTCTGGTTTTATCATTATCGAAACGTGTATTTATCTTGGTCAGCAGCTGATGTGTAATCATGAGAAGCTGGTATTTGGAATATGGTATTTGTATTAGAAACTTCTGTGGAAACTATTGAATTTCCATAAGTATTTTGAGGAAAATTATTCAGATCATCCATCACTATTCTCTGTCCAGAAGTCATGTATATCGAAGCTCCGTCTGTATTTATGTCTTCTACGGTAGTTGCAAACTTATCTTGAGGATCTGTTAAAGCACCTTGACCGTTCCTTATTATCGTTATGGGAGATCCGTTAGCTCCAGTATCTGACCATTCGTTAAATCCTTTAAATTTTGATACGGTGGATCCAAACCTTATTGATTGTCCGAATCTTCCTTCTAATATGCTGTCTCCTTCGAATTGAGTCAATGCTTTTATGTCTGACTCTGTAAATGTATAGCCTTTTGGAAACTCAGGAGTGCTGTTTGACGATCCTTGATATCCTGGTTGAGATTTGTAACTGGAATAAAACTGACTCATCTCAGCGATATTAGGCATTACATTGTGATTGACAGCATTCCACAGAGCGTAAGATGGCATGTAAAACAACTTTTGATTATCTCTGCTATCGTTTAAACCTTCTGAAGGACCAAAAAATATTGCAACTATCTCACCGATAAGAGGATATTGCTTAACAAAGCTAAACATTGGATAAGCAAAATCATTTTCATTGCTATTCTTTGTGCTTGTTACCGATGAATAAAGTCTATCAAATCTTATCTTTCCTATATCTGCTGCCGAATTGTAATCAGGATTTAGTGTCTTTGTATTATCTAAATAGGGATTCAAAACGATCTGAGTGACTCTCCCTATATAAAAAGGAGAACCGCCGCCATTTCCACGTCCAGATCCTTGTGATTGCCCTAGGCTATTTGACATTTTCTTTCTCCTTTGGGGCTTTTATAATGTTTATCTCTTGAAAAAGCTGTTCTACGTCTTTCTCTGTAAGTATCCCAAGATCTTCAGAGTCATCTTTTTTGGAGCTTTCTGCAGCTTTCTGGAACACATTCACAAGCTTCAATATAGTCTCATCGTTCTTTAAGCTAGAATCCATGAGACCTTTCAACATAGGAATGATCACTACTGCGTCTCCAGGATTAGATATCATCCCGGCTAGCCTAGTGATCTCGGTTTTTAGTTTTTGGTCTTGATCTTTGTGGTTATCGTACACCTCTTTGACAAGATCTTCAAGCTTTTTGCCCTCAAACACTGTCTGACTCAAATCTAAAGCCATAGTTCTTTTCTATATAAATATTAGTAATCCTCGTTTTCTATTTTTCTGTTAAGTATTCCTTTATAGATGACTTTCATTTGATTTATCACGTGGGTTATAGCCGTAGATTTTACGTTCGCTATCTCCTTTACGTAGATGTAGAGCACTTTTTTGTTTGAGATGTCTATCGTATCTGACCTTCTCAAGATCTCAACTATAGCATCTGCTGCTTTTATCTCGTCTTCTTTCTCAAACATATTGAACATGTTGAGTTCCATATGCTGGATGAGCTCATCTATCACCTCAAGTCTGTTAAGTTCACCGTTTCCAGGTGTCATTACCAAACTATCTACTGTCATTTCATCGTTGTCTACGTTATCTATAGACTTCTTTTCTACAAGCTTGTTGTAGTTTCTCTGGCAGTAGGCTATGAGATACCTTTTTGCTATAGTGCCAAAATAAGAATACGCTTTTCCTTTAGTAGTATCATACAGATGCAGCTTTTGGAGCATGAAAGAGATCACTTCATACTTTAGATCTTCCAAATTCTCAACCTCAGTGTGATAAAACTTGAAAGTGTGGATTATGTTCTCGGCTAATTTGTATAAAGCATTGTGGATCTCAGCGTTGTATATCCTGTTTCTTTCGTCTTGGCTGTGACTCTCTCTGTACCTAAGTATAGCGTCCTGTGTCTCTAAAGTGAAGTAATCTATCTTTGACTTTGGCTTTCTCTTTCTGGGATTCCCTTTCTTTGTCAGTAAAACTTCTTCTGTCATGCTCATAGTTTACCGGTGAATTGTTTTATGCTCTCTTGCATAGTCTTGATGTCTTCAAACATCGTCTTGAGCTCTTGATCAGCTGACACCCACATGGTTGCATCTATCTTTGCTGCCGTCTTGTCTATATTATCGGCCAAAGACAGCACACTTCTCACGAATTCGTCTTCTCTTTTTAGCATCTTTTCCAGCCTAACATTCTTGTTGTATAGGTTCCAGATCACGTATCCGATGATCGTAAGAGGCCAAATCGCTATTGAAATTACTTCTATCATATTATGCTTTGTTTACGTCGTTTTCTACCCTGGATGCCATCAGATCAGCCTGGTGTAGTATGTAAGGAAGATGTCCTTTGATCTGAGATTCTGGAGTATGTGTTATTAAGTATGCTTCATTTCCAGGTTCATATAATCCGTCGTGTGTGGTGATGGCAATGTATTCATTCTCAGTGACTTGTATCCCAGCCTGTTGAAGATAGAAAAGACTTCTGTGAGCAATCCTCATATGAGTGATTACTGGATTGTATGTGAAGTACTTTCCTTGGTTCTTTTGGTGCCACTCTGAAGTCTGTGGAATGTAGAATGGATGTTCGTTTGTGCCCAGTTTTCCAAGGTCATGATTTATCGCAGAGAATACAAGCTCTTCTGTTGTGTGGGTTTTGATCTGACCAAATTTATCCCATAATTTATCCATAACTAATGCTGCTTCAGTTACACGAATCACATGATCTACATATCCTCCTATGAAACAGTTGTGGTGATCTATCTTTGTTGACGCTGGAGATGTGAGTAGCGTAACTTCTATGCCTTGATAGAATTTGATGAGCTTTTTTGTTCTTGCGTTATCTGGAAGGTATTTATTCATCAGATCATAGAACTTTTGAACATTATCTATCAGCTGTTGTTCTGTCAATTGTTTCATCATATACTTTTTATCTTTTTTACTATGTCTTCCTGGGAAAAGAATGCCACTGTCCTTACTTTTTGATCTAAGAGATTCTCTTTCCCTAATTCATTATAATTAAAACTCGTGAAATAAACGTAATCTAAGTTCTGAGTAAGATCTTTTATTATCGCCATAGGATAGTGTGACTTTCCAGTTATCTTTTCAAGCTGGTCACACATTCCAGGATCTTTATCACACGGTACTTCTACGAATTTTATCTGATTCGCTGACAAAAGATCTTTAAGTGCTTGACAAGATTTACATCCAGTAAGCGTAGCTAGTACAATTTTATATTTCATTATCTGGGTCGATTTTATCTAGGATCTCAGCCCACATGGCTCTTTCTTCATCTTTCATGTTTTGGTATTCCGTATCTAGATAAAGATATAAAATATCGAGTTCTAAGTCTGTAAGATCTGTCCTCTCCTTATAATCCTCTATATTATTAGTCATTCTTTATCGTTTTATTATACTTATATATAGTCTATATTCTATTCTTTCCTCCTCCTCTCCCCCTTTCCCCAGAACTAATATAAACAAAATTCCGAAATAAAAAAACTTTTTATCACTTTTTTTTAAAATTTTTTTTTGATTAGTATTTTAAGTATATTGTTTTAATATGGATAATTCTAATTTAGTTCAAAGT